CGTACACAAAGTTGCGTGCGCGGTAGCTGCTGTTGCCGTAGAGACCGTCAGCCAGCGTAAACCAGATGGCTTGGCCGGCGACCTGCGAGATCGCGCCGTCGTAGACTAGCGTGTGGTCCGGAAGGTGGATGTAGAGGTGGTTAAGTCCGTTGTACAGACGTGTTTCACAGATAGTCGTAGCCAGAGCAGTTTCAGAGTAAGTTGCCAGAATCTGGTCAATCTCCCGTGTAGCGATTTTGACGGTGTTGGCTCCGGACGCCAGCCATACCGATGGCGCCTCGTTGCGTCCGCCTCCGACGAAAGCCACAGAATCCAGATATACGCAGCAGGAGTACGTTCCGATTCCACCCCGTTGAATCTGGGCTCCTTCGATGCGAGCGAACGGGAAGGATAGGATGTCTCCACCGACGTTGTTGAAGAGCTCAATGGTATGTCGGTTAATCGCATAGACCTCGTTCCGGAACTTCTGAATCGAGATGATGGGGTCTGGATCGGCTTCGGATGTCGCCTTGGCCTGAACGATGGTCGGGTTGACCAAGTTCGTCGTGGCGATGAAGAACCCGTCTGTCAGAAAGAAGTACCCATCCACCCAACAGAAGTCCGTGATTGGCCCCATGGCAGGGTCAGGCGTGAGGCTGGTGAGCGCAGAACCGTTCCAGTAGTACAGCGTTCCGCTGGAGAGAATCGCCAGCAGCGTCTCTGAGTAGTCAAAGGTCACTTGACCACTGCCGCCAACGTCCGCGAGCACCACCACGTTCCCCAGCGAGCTCACCGAGACGAGCTTCGTGCCCATCACGCGGTAGAGCACGTTGTTCCACTCAATGCCGCCACGGTCGAGCCCAGGGCCTACCGCGAACTGCTTAATCCCGTCAGCCGGTCTCAGGTAGCCCTCGCTCAATCCAGATGGCTGAACGACGGGCACCAAGTTGCGCGGGTAGCTGCGGCGAAAGTCGCCGGCCCCGTCCGTGTAGATGCCGCTGAGCAGTGGTACTTGCATTACTTCTTCTTGGCGGTCTTCGCAGATGCTTTGAACGCTGCCGCAGTCGGCGCTCCCTTGGAGCCTGGCTTGCGCATCTTCTCCTTGCTACCGGCTTCGATGCGTTCGCGTTTGGCGTGGATGTTGGCGTATAGTCCTTTTTTCATTTGCAGTTCCAGCGTTTGAGTGAAGCAGCTTTGCGTGTTGGGCGCCCCTTCTCGTCCTTCATTGGCCCCGGCATCCCGCTCATGCGAGCGCAGAACGAGCGCCGACGCGCAGCGTCTTTTTCGGTCTTTGGGTTGGGTGCCGGTGCCTTAAGGTTGCTGCCCGTCTCGCGGTTGTACTTGGCGCGGCCCTTGGCAGTGAGTCCTGCTCCCTGAGATACAGGAAGCTTCTCACCGCGGCTGACCGAGAGGTTGACTTGCTTCTTAGGCATCTTCAGGAGGAGGGGCGAAGGTTCCGTCTGGCTGCTCAATCCAACCGATGTCGCACTGGATGCCATCCACGTTCACAAGTGTCGTGCCCTGCGGAGGAGTGTATGGCGTTACACCGTCCCACAGTATGACGCTTAGGACAACTTTTGTTGAGTCTTCAACGATTGCGTATCTCATTGCTTAGAAGTAGGTTGTTACAATAACGATGCCTTGCGCTCCATCTCCGCCTTTGCCTGAGAATGCCGCCCCATCAAGAGCCGCTCCTCCGCCTCCTCCGCCACCTCCGTATAGTCCACCATTTCCCCCATCTCCGCCATTTGCCGTGAAGCTGGAACCGCCTCCGCCTCCGCCTCCAGAGCACAATGGGAAGTTAACCGTGACGTTTGGTGCAGAACTTCCGTTGCCTGAGATTGCGCCTCCGTTTCCAAGTCCGCCAGTGAACCAAGTGGATAGAGAGGTTCCGCCGTTCCCGCCAGCAAATCCAACGGTTGCTGATGCTGGAAGACCGCCTCCTGCTCCTGCTCCACCTGCGCCAACAAGAGCGCTCGTTGTTGATGGGCCTGCACCTGTACCGCCGTTTGAGCCTGATGTTCCTTGGAACATTGCGCGAGCGGATGCCGCTGATCCTGCTGGCCCACTTGCCGTGGTAACTGCTCCTGCTCCAAGCCCAGGAGACACTTGGACAAACGTTCCAAATGCTGACAGTCCGCCAGCTGTTCCTGCGTTTCCGTTGACATTGGTTCCAGTGACTGCGACGCCTCCAATACCGGCAGCGCCAACAGTAACAGATTCAGTCGCTCCAAGAAGGGATGCTTGGAATCCTCTTGCCGAATACGAGCCGCCTGCTCCTCCGCCTCCTCCCGGCGCTGTTGCTGTCGTCCCGCCCTTTCGTCCTGACGCTCCACCTCCACCTCCGGAAATCACCACCACATCCACATAAATCGCCCCTGCTGGCTTTGTCCATGTCCCGCTGGAAGTGAACACCTGCACGTCCGTAGCAGCACCTCCACCGCCGGTAGCAGAAATGGTAACAGCACCATCACCGTTCGTGATGGTCACGTTGCTTCCAGCTGTCAGCGTAGCCTTTGTAAGCCCACCTGCGGTGTTGCCGATGAGAAGCTGCCCATTGGAGTAGGTGGTTTCTCCTGTGCCGCCGTTGACTTCCAAGACCGTTCCGGTCACGTTCGATGCTGTACCGGTGGTGTTCTGGTTCAGCGTTGGAACGTCAGCAGCTTGGATCGCGCTCATCACCACGTCGGTGCCATTCCCGCGAAGGTACTGGCCGGAAGTCGTTGCGCCCGCGAGATTGTCCATCGCGGCCTGCCTTGAAGCAGACTGCATGAAGGAGTCGATGTCAGAGGATACTGTAATGTCAGGCATATGCTTTAGGGTCTGAGGTACCGGTCAACGCCGCCTGGCCGGCGATAGTAGTTCGTTCCGCCACCAGGGCGCAGGTAGAACGACGCGGCGGGAGGCGGCCCTGGAGGGGTCACCGTGGGCCCCGCAGGCGTCTTCGAGCGTCGTCTTGAGAGGTAACGAATCACAGGCCAGCGCCGCAGATGAAGTTAACCGTCGTTCCAGAAGGCGAGATGATTGCAATGACGTTATCGTCCTCGAACTTGCCAAGGGACACTTGGCTGCTCGGCATGACGATGTAGTCAGCGGTCGTTGCGGTAATCGTGCCCTGCCCGATGCGGACAAACACCGGATTGGTTGCGCCGGTATTGGTCACGCAAATGCTGCGGGTGCCAGAGCGGATGCTGTACTGGGCGGAGGTTCCAGTTGCTGACTGGGTTTGTCCGCTGCCGTAAGAGGGATTGAATGGGAGTGTCATATTAGCCTACGCGATACCATTTTTGGATGACCGGCTCGAACCGGAGTGTGAAGAAGCCGTTTGCCGCGAGAGTCGTCGGAACGCCGCCTCCGACCGCACCGTTCAGGTTCACCGTGAGCGAGGTGATTGTCTGGGTGGTGTTGACAAGAATCTCTTGGTTTGCCACGCAGCCCGAGACCTGCGGGAGTTGGATCGTCAGCGAGGCCACTGTGCTAATGGGCGTAAGCACCAGCCACACGCTGTTGTTCGTGCCGCTGATGGCGACCGTCGAGCCGCTAATCGGCGAGGCGTACTGGATGACCTTGCCGTCGTTGACCGTCACATTTTGCTCGATGAAATCAGCCACCACCGCTGCCGTGCAGTTGTAGTCGAGCCCGTTCTGGTTGACAGCGAACAACGTAGAGTTGTTGATACTGTCGACGTTATCGAGATTTTGAATAGCCATGTTAGCGGAACTGAAGTTGACCGTTTGGTTCCTGCTCGATGGGAGCGATGGATGGCACCGGCAGGAACGGCCAATCCACGTCTTTGTTGCCAGCTCCCGCGGGCATCGTCGAAGGGTACTGTTGTTGCAGGACATTCGCGCTCTGCATAAGGAGCGTTTGGTAGCCTGAAATCGCCCCCAACTTGGTGTCCACAGACGGCGCTTTGCCGTACTGAGGGGCAATCCGCATCGCCAGATTCAGGATGATGGCCTCGTTGGCGGTGATAGGGACGTTCGTCTCGGTGTCCAGATCACTGTTCTCAGGCGAGTTCGTCAGCGGGTAGCCAATCTGGATGGCTTTCGCGTACCACTGGGCAACCATAGCATCCAACCGGCGCACCGCGGACTGAAGTTCGTCGGGCGTCAAGTCGAACACATACGACGCCAGCCCCAACTCTTCGAAAGCGGCCTCAACGAACTGGCGTTTTGTGTATCCCATGCGTTATTTGCGCCGACGGCGCGGTTTCTCGTCTTCTTCTTCGTCCTCAGAAACAAGTTCAGGAGCCTCAGGAGCGGCTACAGCCTCAACTTCCGGCTCAGTCACCACAATCTTGACCTTCGGCTCGTTCTTGAGCCTCTCAGCGGCCTCCAAAGCGGCGTTGCAAGCGTCCACTGCTGCTTCAACCGAGGTGTGCCAGCCGTATTGGATGGCTTCATCGAGTTCCTCTTGGGATTCGACGCCACAATAGTCGTACGTCCCACCTCTTGCCTGATTCCGCCCGGGTGAGCGGTACACCATGCTTGGAAATTCCATCACTTCTTGAGTTTGCCGACGGGTTTTCCAGCTGCTTGCTTGGCTTTGCGGGCAGTCGATAGCGCGATTGCCACCGCTTGCTTCTGCGGCTTACCGGACTTCATCTCCTTGCTGATGTTCGAGGAGATTGTCTTCTGTGAATAACCCTTCTTAAGC